GCGGTAGACTCTGACTCTACTTGTGGGAGTTCGATTCTCTCATCCCCAACCAAAAGAGAATGAGGCGAACACGGTGTCAATCAAAATGGTTGGTTCAGTGTTCGTCTTATTTTGTCCCCTGCCGAAAATCAGGAAGTAAGCAAAAAAGACCCAAACCTCGCATGAAATGAGGTTTGGGTCTTTTTTCGTTTCGTTTCTTGGTAGAATCTACCGAAATTCGGAATAATTTGCCGGAATATAGGGTTTTCCGCCAAAATGCAGACAAGCCGAGTACATATCGGCTAAAATTATCGGCAAAGGAGACCAAAGGCTATGATTAGGATTTTGCTGTCTACCCGCCTTGGCGAACGGCGGATGACACAGAGCGAACTCGCTCGTGTAACGGGGATTCGCAGCCAGACCATCAACGAGTTGTACCATGATTTTGCGGAGCGTGTGAATCTGGACGACCTCGACCTCATCTGTGAGGCATTAGACTGTAATCTCGATGACCTCATTGTGCGAGAACCCAACCCGGAGCGCAGGGTTAAAGAGGTGCGCCATATCCCCCAGACCGTGAGCAAGTCTCGCAAGAAATAACCCCATCTCCTGCCCGGATGCACGTTATGCGTCCGGGCTTTTTTCGTTATCGTCCGGCACGAATTCCAGCAGATCGGCAGGCTGGCAGTCCAGAACGGTGCACAGCTTGTCCAGAACGTCCAACGGAATATGCTTGACGGAGTTGTTGTTCATACCCGACAGAGTGGGCTGGCGAATCCCGGTCATGGCGACCAAATCCTTTTGCTTGATACCTTTTTCGGCAAGTACGGCTTTCAACTTGATGCGAATCATGTAAGCACCTCCCTTTTCTTCACTATATCACACTCACCCGAAAAATGCAACGCTTTTCGTAAAAATATTTACGAAAAATGTTGTTTTGCTATTGACATACAACGAAATTTGTTGTATAATATAGACATAGAGAGGAGGTTACGAGGTGCAAGGGAGCAACCCAAAGGGGGTGATGCTCCATGACAAGCAAGGAATTTGCAAAGCCCACCAGAGCCGAGCAGGTAGCCCGCTTTGAAGCATACAAAAAAGCGGCTCAGGATCGCACCCTGAACCGCTAACCGCTAAAAGCCCGTTATCCACAAGCCCCTTGCACCTCCATTTTATTTTTTTATTGAAGATTTGTCAAGAGTAAATCGGAGGTTTTCAGCATGAAGTTCATTGACATTAACCGCGAGTTCACCGCAGCAGCCAGCAGCTACATGGCACAGGGCTACTACATCAACGCCGGAACGATGGGCGGAAGCCAGGGCGAGGTCGCTCACATCGACCTCACCAACGGCACCGAGATCATCCGGGTGCTGCTCACCACATTCAACAACTACCTCGGCACCGAGGGTGTGGAGCTGATTGTTGGCCGGGTCAAGGACGACATCAAGCCCAATCAGGAAGACCGCTGGAGCACCGTCTGGAATGAGCGTCTGGAGGTCATCAGCAGCAAGAAGTTCTACCGTCTGAACAACCGCGCACAGGATGGATTCTACGGCACAGAGGAGGAAGCAAACGCCGCCGAGGAGAAGCGGTTTGACCGCTACAAGAGCCGCCGCAGCAATGACAGTGCGGTGGATGTGACCACAAAGGCCGCTCCGATGGTCAAAAGGTACGTCCACGAGAAGTTCGGTGTCCGGCGCGTGAAGATGGACGATATCAAGGTCGTCAAGCACGGTGGCCGCTACACCGTCACCTACCACAAGCACGCTGCACAGCTGCACTAAGGGGAGGGCGCAAAGATGGTCACGATTCAGAGCCAGAACTTCGGCGTTGAGATTGAAATGACGGGCGTTTCCCGCGGAACAGCCGCCTCCGTCATCGCCAACTACTTCGGTGTCGGCGGTATCCACTTTGCAGGTGGCACCTACCAGACGTACGAGGCCAAGGATAGCAAAGGTCGCGTATGGAAGTGCATGAGAGACGGTTCCATCACTCCCCGGCGGCGCAGAGGTGGCGCAATCGTAGAGGCAGACGATACCTACCGCTGCGAGGTCGTAACCCCGATTCTCCAGTATGAGGACATCACCGACCTGCAAGAGGTCATCCGGGCACTGGTCAAGAAGGGTGCCATGGCGAACAGCTCCTGTGGTATCCACGTCCACGTTGACGGTGCGAACCACACGCCCGAAAGCCTCTGCCGGCTGCTGAACTTCGCCACCGGGCGGCAGGATCTGTTCTATGAAGCCTTGCAGATTGGCAGTCGTGCAGACCACTGGTGCCACAAAATCAACCCCACCCTGTTCCGTGAAATGAAGAAGAATGGCCGAGCAAGCCGGAACGATGCAGAGCGCATCTGGTACAGCGTGGCGAATGACGGATACGATGGCGGCGTGGATTCCTCCCACTACAACAGCACCCGGTATCACGGAATCAACCTCCATGCATTCTTCACAAAGGGCACCGTGGAGTTCCGGCTGTTCAACGGAACCACTCACGCCGGCCGCATCAAAGCCTACGTCCAGTTCTGCTTGGCAATGAGCGCATGGGCTATCAACTGTGACCACGACAATCTCCACTTCAAATCCGTTGCCGGGTACACCCAGCAGCAGAAACACGACCTCATGCTCCGGGTGCTGACCAAGCGTCTGGGCATGAGAGGCCCGGAATTCAAGACCGCCCGGTTGCATCTCACCTCTGCATTTTTGACAGAGGCCGAGAGTGAAAATACCGCCGCCTAAAAACCGAAAAGCTGCGCTATCTGGCTATACGGGCATTTGGAGGATATGACAATGAAACTTTACAAATACTCCGGCACCATCGAGGAGCTTGCCGTTGAACGCGGCCGAATCTCCTATATCAAACTCTTTGATGTGACCGACTTCGACAAAGCACCAACCAGACTGGAAGTCTTCGGTGCGCTCGGCAAGTACATTGAGGCCATCGAGTTAACCGATGCCGAAGAACGATACATCAAGAGTGATTGGTACTTTGACAGCAACCTGTATCTGCGCCGCATTGAAGTCCCTGGCGTGGGCGATTGGCCGGCAAAGATTATCACCCAGTCGCCTGACGACATCGACCAGCTGGAGATCTTCGGAGAGCGGGAGTACATCGAAACCAGCAAGCCGAAGTCCATGCCCGGCGAGGAAGTAAACCGCTGGCTGATGTGGGAACGGCAGAACATGAAATGAGGTGCAGCAAAGTATGAAGTTCTATCACGCAACGACAAGCACAGCTGCAGAAAGCATTCGGAAGGATGGTGTCATAAAGGCGGGTGTCATGGGCGATGTCTTCCTCTGCCGGAAGCCGCTGGATGCTTGCAAATTCCTTATTCTCCGTGGGATGCCAGTCATTTACGTTGTCGAGGTCGATTTAAGGCGCAGCGATGTGGTCGAAAGTCATGATCACGCAGAGAGTTTTTTCGGATGCAAGGCATACGTACACCGCGGCGATATACCCTTGCATGGATTGACGCCTGTTCGCGCTTACGATTTTCATAAACTGTTGGAGGGTGAAGAATGACGGACGAAAAAGCTATTGAGAAGATGGTCTATGACCAGCAGCAGGGCTGGCCGCTGTGCCCCCGCTGTGGCGAGAGGATGCCGGACAAACTGACCCACGGGGCACTGAGCCGCCACGCCAAGGGTGTGTACATCTGCGAGGCCTGCGGCACCGACGAAGCCCTCCGGGACTGGAGCGGCAACATCAAACCTTTGCGCGACTGGGTGCTGGTTCGCGTATACAACGGAGATCTTCGGAGGTAATCGATATGGAAGAATTGCTCCTATCCCTGAATGGGCCGTGGTCAAACGCAGCCTGTATCGGCTACTGTGTCATGGCGATGCGCAACGCCGGTTTGAGCGAGAAGACGCAGCGCAAAGTCCTTGATGAACTGACCCGGTGTTTTGACGATGTGAGCGTTGAAGATGCTGCGCAGATGAAGTTCTAACAAACAAAAAATCCCCCTACACTGGCCCGAAGGTCAATGCAGGGGGATTTTTGCGCGCTACCGAGGCAGCCAAATATAAAATCAAGAGCGGACCATGCCGGGCCACTCTCTACAAAAGCCGAAGCTTTTCAAGTGCCTCTATTTTACACGGAACTCATGCAGCAGTCAAGACTTTTTGCCCAGTGCTGCGGTCATAACATCAAAGGCGTGTTCGATGACAGTATCCAGCACCTCGTCAGTGATGGCCCAGCGGATAGCCGCCGGGCACTTGGCGCGGAGAGCAGCGAACACCTGCTTCTTCTTTTTGGCACCCTGACCGCTGCCCATGATGGACAGCTCGGCCTTTTCGACCAGTTCCAGAGCCAGATCCTTGACGGTGGCCTTGTAGCCCAGCCGGATGCCGCCGACCGCCAGAGCAACGAAGCCCAGCAGCATCAGAGCGATGGCGATGGGCGCGGGGATGAAGTTCAGCATAGCTTCCATGATATTGCCTCCTATAAGTATCAGCGGCGCGGGGAGCCACCCCTGCGCCGTTTTGTCGTGTTGGTTATATCAGATGTTTCACAGGTACTTGGAAGCCCCGGAAATGGCCTTCCAGCTGGCGGGGCCGCAGATGCCGTCCACAGTCAGCCCATGCGCCTCCTGTGCTTTCAGCAGAGCGTTCTCTGTGCCCTCGCCGAAAATGCCGTCCGGGGTCAGCCCCAGCAGCCGCTGGAGCATCTTCGTGGCCGCCCGGTTTGCATCCCCGGTGCAGCCCCGGCGGATGGTCGGCAGAATGAACTTCTGGTAGGTGGTGCTGGGGTAGTGCTTCGGGGCATCGCACAGCCACGTTGCCTTTGCATCGCGGGTGTCGGTGTGCACGATAGCGCAGCCGTCATACCAGTAGATGCCCACCGCCTTGAAATACTGGGCGGCGATGATACCCAAGGCCGCAGGATTGATGCTGCGGTCTACAAGCCGCCAATCCGCAGCCATACCATAGCGGTGCTTGCTGCCAGGGCTGCCGCCGACTGCCGCATTATGCGAGAGGCAGCGGTATCCGCTGGTCACCTTGATGGCCTTGCCCAGCTTGTCCCGGATGGCCTGAAGTTTTTCGACCAGCTCCGAATCGACCATCTGCCGGCTGCATCCGCAGGGGCACTTGAAGTCCTTGCGGGTGAAGTTCTTGCTCAGGGCGGATGTGTCGCTGGCCTGATAGACAATGACTCTCATGTAGAAGACCTCCTTCAAGAGAAGTCGTGCTTTTGAAGCCGCTCATTGTACACCCGCTTGATATTCGCTACGGCACAGATGCAGCGGTTGTTTTTGTAGTCGGGGTGGCTGCGGCAGTAGTCCTCATAGGCATCAATGACGGCCAAAATCTCGATAAAATGCTCCCTTGTGTGGTGCTTATCATCAATCAGTTCGTCATTGAAGCGCAGAATCTGAGTACGCAAAAGATTCGCATTGCGCTCATCATCAACTTGGATATGCTCCTCCAACTTCCTCTGGGTTTTCTGCTGCTGTTCCAGCACTTCGGCGTTCAGAGCGTGCCCAATCCACTTGATGATATCCGACCACGGGTTCAGTTTAATGGGGGCGATCTGGACCAGCGTGAGGAGGACTATCATCGTCCCGCCCCCCGCCGTCAGTATTTCTTGGATGCTCATTGTGTCCTCCTGTACAAAAAAGGCAGCCTCGCCCCGGCGGGTGAAGCTGCCAATCGGTTTTATTCTGCTGCATCCAGCATATCTTGTGAGTGGCGAACCAGAACGTAATCCTCCAGAATCTGATTTCGCAGGGCATCGTTGTTGCAGCCCTTCATCAAACCCAGATAGCTCTGAATCACGCTCAGGGCGTACTCAAGGGGAACCTCGCCGCGGGCGTAGGCCTCTCGGACATACCGAAGGTGTTTCTTCATGCCGAGAGAGGTCTGCCGCCGCAGTTCGATTTTTTCAGGGGAAATCTTACGGCCAACGAACTCGACCGCATGGCCGAGAGGAATAACGGCAGTTTTATTGTTGAGCTGCAAGCCGAGATTTTCACGGAGATATCCGTCAATCTCTTCCACTGCCTCCCAAGCCGCCTTTTTTCCATCGACCAGCAGAAGCATATCATCCATAAACCGAGCATAGTACGGAACGTGCATTGTGCGCTTGATGTAGTGATCCAGAGGCGTGAGAACAACATTTCCAGTCATCTGGCTTATGATTGACCCACACTGCATCCCAACACCGGATATGCGTTCAGCCGTGGTTACGTCGGTGCAGTCAACAGGAAGCCCCAACGGATGACCATCCGCCCGGACGGCCGTTTCGAGAAACCACACCATATCTGGGTCGTCCAGCGGGCGAGTAAGTTCTCGCAGCTGAACATCAACAGGAATCCGAAAGAAGAATTTGGCAATGTCAAGCTTGACGACCCTCCAATCTCCATTCATCCTTGCTGCGTTTCGCATCCATTGCTGAATGTCAAAAGCCGCCTTTAGAGGCCCTCGTCCATCGATACTTCCGTAGCTGTACTCGTACATAGACTTCAAATAGATAGGCCACAGAACATTGTAGGCTCCGCAGTTTATCACTCGGTCATAGAACGGCAGGCTGCTGATGATGCGCTTCTTGGGGTAGTATTCATAAAATTGGTGAAGTTCGCCAACATGATATTCATGCCATTGAAGCTGATTCACCGAGTTTATCAAATTTTCCTCAAGGTGGTCGGTGTACCTAAGCACACATCCCTGATAACGCCTGTCTTTACTTGCCTTACGGTAACCGTCATACAAATTGTCGAACGTTGCAAACCGCTCGAAAACGTGTCGGTGCTTTTCCAAAAAATCCAACTCCTTGAGGTCGCCGAACAGTGTGCGCCGTACGCTTATAGCGTCGGAACGCAGACTGCGAGGCTAATATTTTTAGGCTGCGAAATGCAACCAAGGGAACCAGCCCCTTTATCACCTCTGCACTGAGAGCAAGCCCTTGAGCTTGCAGTATCTGGCTTGGAGGCAAAGCGGCGCGGAAACCGATATCATCGTCCACGTTGGACCGCGGGTTGTTGCCGTTGAACGAGCCGAGGCCGTTGGAGGGGTTGTTCCAGCTGCAACCAGAAAAGAAAGCGCGTGACGGCTGGTTCCCTATGTTTTTGAGTTGGCCTTGACGGTATTGAGCCAGCTCCCCAACAACTTTCCGATTTCGACAAGCTGCTTGCTCCATACCTCGTACTTGTGCATAGAAACAAACCGCAGTCGAAATGCCACACGCAGGTAGTGCTGCAATTTTGTGTTTGCAACGTCCAGTTCCTGCAACGTGGTCTTTTTGAAGTATTTTTTCTGCGCTTCCACAGCCTTTTCAAGCATCACATCCATAACGAGTTTCATGTCGGCTGCCATCGCAAACTTTTCGGATTTTGGGAACTGCTGGAGTACAGGATACGCATATTCCATCATATCCTCGATTTTTTGCAGGGTCGGACCAGTAAAAAGTTCGTCCTGTTTTCCTTCCATGCGGTAGACCTCCTTCCGAACGCGGGTCAGTATAACAGAAAACAGCTTGAAAATCTGCTTTTCGGTGGATTTTACCGAAAAACGGCAAAATCCGCCGATGCAGAAAAAATCAATTTTATAAACGACCCCGCTTCGCGGGGTCGAGGAGAACGTGACTGCGCTACCGCGCAGTCATCAGGTCACAGACGGCAGTTTGCAGTAAGCGGCGCGGAAACCGATATCACCGCCCACGTGGGACCGCGGGTCGTAGCCGTCGAACGAGCCGAGGCCGCTGGAGGGGTCGCTCCAGCTGCAACCAGAAAAGAAAGCGCGCTCCTCATCGCTATTGCGGAACCAACAGGTATGACCTGCGCACAGATCGGAGCTGGAATAAGGCATCATACCTAACGCCTGAAGCAGCAGTTTTGCATTTGCGCCAATGTCCGCACTGCAAGTGATGGAGCCAAACGTGCAGCTAGGCCAATCACCATCCGCATTTTTGTGGGTGATGGTCTTGGCCCACTGAAGTTTGCCGCCCACGATGTCAATCTTGACGGAGTTGGCGGTGGTGCCTTTTCCGTCCGGGGTGATAAAGCTACCATCCACGCAGCTGATAGCTTTCCACTCGGTCGAGGTCGGAGACTGGCTGTGTGCGCTGTCTGCGCCGTTATTGTTGACAAGGAACTGGATTTCGCCATACACAGAACGAACTGCGCCCATCCACTCCCATACGTTTCCAGTCAGACCAGAAATACCGCTGGGGCTGTTGTCATGATACCATGTCAGCGGGCCAGTACCAGTTGCGACACGACCAATCTTATCGCCACTCATATAGGTCGGGATAGCCTTATAGAACGATTCACTGTCGTGGCGGCCATAGTTGTTGTTGCCTTTCGGAACGAAGCCGGCAGCCTCACACACGCGCTGAATCAAGCCCCACTCCATGCGGGTCATCAGGTGCCAGCCCTCGCCCTTAGCCTCGCAATACTGGCGTGCGTGGTCCATATCCAGCGATGCCGCAGGGTCAACGCCGCCAAGAGAGTATGCGCGGCCATCCTGCACGATGTTCTGGTACTTGGAGATGTAGATTGCGTCCACTTCCTGCCCGTTGACGATGAACGCCGGATGCACGGCGGCGGATTCGCCCATGCCCAGCTGCTTATAGGTCATCTTCGGGATCTTCACCATGATGGACGGCATACCGGCGTTGTCGTAAATCAGCTCATTGCCGGGTGCAAGGCCAGTGACAGCCAAATTGGTCAGGTCAAAATTTGCAGCCATAGTAGTTACCTCCTATCAGTCGATGGCCCACAGGGTCAGGGTCACATTGTTCATGGAGAACTGAATCGGCTCTGCCGGGGTGCTGTTGCCCATGCGGGCGCCGCCCTCGGCGTTCTCCTCGCCGTCTGCGGTCACTTCCTCAATGGGCTCCGGCTGGGTGTACCGGCGGGCAGGGATATCGATTTCCGCCACATAACTGCGGCCAGCAGCTGCGCCGATGACCAGCTCGCCATAGCTGTCGTAGCACACATCGATGTGAACGTCACGGTCATCCTCACGCTTGGCGAGGTTGATGGTCAGGTCATCATCGAAGCAGATTTTGTTCTTGACGACCTCGTAGGGAATCTTGGTGCCGGAATTTTTTTCGATAACGGTCATTTCAGAGTACCTCCGATTGCGATGTATTCGATGGTGGCGGACTTTGCGGAGCCGTTGTAGGCCAGCTTGAAGCCGTTGACCAGCTTCTCGCTGACCTCAATATCCCCGACAGGGCCATCGGATTTGACCAGTTCGGTCATAACCAGATAGCTGGTGCTGCCCATGTTCTTGCCAAGCGACACGCTCTTTTTGGAGTTGTTACAGGGATAGGTGCGGGCGTTGGTCAGGTCCACGCTGCCGGACACGATCTGCCACGAGTTATCGATAGTGGCCACGGCTTCGTTCAGCTGCCAGCCCTGCTGCCGAACGGTATTGAGCATCATGCCGAGAGCGGCATAAATATCCCATACGCCGTTTTCGATGTTGTTGAAGTGCTCCTGATCCTGCGGGGTGCCCTGCTGCATCACCTTGCCAGCAGGGGTAATGGTCCACGTTCCGTCTTTATTGTCGGTGATGATGTACAGACCGGGCTTGTCCGTAACATGGTCACGCCAATCAGTTTTCTGATACACGGTCACTCCTCCTTCTTTTTCTCGGTGAACGTGAAGTCAAACCAGTACAGGATACCAGTCTGACCTGTTGAGATTTTGATGTTTACGTTCTCGTGTGCCCAGACCTGATTGTCCGAGTTGAGCAGCTCCACACGATTCACCGTAATCTCGCCCAGCCCGGTGATGGACACTCTGGCGCGGACAGTACCATCAGCCAGAATGTCGATGCCGGAAAGCGGAACGGTGTAGTAGGTCGAGCCGACACGGAAACGCGCACAGGCAATGCGCCGTTTGAGATAGCCCCGCAGGTCTGCGAAGCCAGCCGAATCAATCATGCTGCTACCTCCTTAAAAATTTATTCCCGGTGCGCTGCCGCACACCTTTGCGATGTAGGAAACGCCGAGGCCGGATTCCTCGGCAACAAGCCCTCCGCCTGATGTACCGCCGGATGTGGCGGTTGCCGGATGCAGACCAGCTGTCAGGTCGCCGGATGCCGGGGCCGCGTATGTGCTGCTGCCGTCTGCGGTCTGCACAACAACATACCCAGCATCATCGAAGCCCTGTGTGGCCGTCTCCGGGTAGGTTCCAGCCAGTTTCTCCGGTGCATAGGCTCCACCATTGTCCACCGTCAAAACCTCGATTTCCGAGGCGGCAGTGCGGCCCTGTGTGGCCGTGGCCGGGAACATGCCAGCGTCGAGCTGCCCGGTGCGGGGGTGAGCGTAGCTGCCGCCGAACTCGTCCGTAACGATGATGATGTTCCCAGCGGAGATGCCGCCCTGTGTGGCAGTTTTGGGGAACGTGCCGCATCGCCGCACCGCATACACGATGTAGCCGCTGCTGGCCACGATCTCGATGCCGAACGCGCTCTGGTAGTACACACCATCGTTGTGCGACCGCAGGCTCTTGTAGTAGCCGATGGCCCACAGCACACGTTCGGTGCTGACGTAGGACGCGTCGGAGCCGCTCATGTCCAGCATGACCCGGAAGTGGTACGGCTCGCCGCCATACTGCCACCATTCCTCCAGCCGGGAGCCGGGATAGATAGCCCGGATGCCCCGCAGCACAGCCCCGGCGGTTCCCCGGTGACGATGGATGTAGGGCGCGGACTTGATGGTGCGCCGCTTTGCGGCGAGGTCGTAGTCGTGGTCGTACCAGTCTACGGCGAAGTCCTTTGCCAAAATGTCCAGCAGGTCTTCCGGCAGCTGGTCGATGCGCGTGTAGATTTGACCGAGGTTGATTTCATCCAACCGTTGCTCCAGCACGTTGGCGATAGAGTGCGCCAGAGCAACCATTTTCGGGTCTTTCTGGAGCGCAAGCGGGAAAGAATCCATCATCCGCTCGGCGGTCAGGCCGTTATTCATCCTCGTACCCTCCGCTCTTCACAGTGACCGTGCCCACCTTTGCTACCTGCGGCACCTTGTCGGAGGTCAGGTCAACGGACGGTTTGCCATCTTCCAGCGGGGTAAAAACAGGCTGTTGCAAGTCCACGCGCTTGATGCCAACTTCCAGCAGCAGATACCGCAGCTTGTCCGGGTTGATATCCCGGCCCATCTTGCCAGACTGCCAGCTGATGTACTGCTGCACAGCCTCGTTTACGCGGGCTTGTGCATCCGCGGCAGAGATGTCTCCATCGCGGGTCAGGTAATAGGTCAGGTCGATGTTGTAGTTCACCACATCAGGATCACCAGAAATGACGTGGTCCGTCAGAGGCCGTACCTCATCGGCAGAGCAAACCTCCACCATCGCTTTCTTGGTTTCGTCCGGGGCAATGCCGCCATCATCCATGATGGCGTACAGGCAGACAGTGCCGGGGCTTGGGGAGTTCGGCACCACATCGGCGATTTTGGTAGACACGCGCTTCGCGAAATACTTGTAGCTGCCAACAGGCCCTGCGCTGGACCACGCTGCCTGACTATCAAGCAGAAGCTGGTAGAACTCGTCATCGTCCGGGGCATCGCTGCCGTTTGCGCTGGCCGTGACGTTGGAGCAGCCAGAATAGTAGTCGTACACATCAACAATGGTGTTGATGTCGCCGACTGCAAAGTCGTTCCCGACAGTGCCGGAGGTTTGGCATACCACCGTAACGTCCGTATAGGTCGAACCGATAGGCACATATTCATCTGCCGTGGTTGCCCAATACAGCGAGGCGTTTGCGTCCGTGACGCGAGTGCCGGACGGGATGAGGATTGCACTCTGCCGCGCCTCGCTGATGTTGAAACGCATGGTGCAGGTTGCTGCGGTAGGCTGCGGACGCTGCTGCAAGTAGAACAGCTCCGCCAGCGCATCCAGATTCCCGCCATCCGCCCGGCTGGGCAGATTCTGGTTGTCAGCGTGATTGCTGAGGGCACGCTCGTAGATTATCGCGTCCTCAATCCACGAGATGAACAGCCGTTCCGGGCTGCCGGGGCGCACGGATGTGCCAAAAAACTGCTCATACCCCGCACAGAGCAGCGCATCCAGTTCGTCAACGTCGGTGCTGATGAACTGGTGGTCTGCGGTACTACGCATTGATGCTCACCTCCACAACGGGAAGCATCGTTCCGGGGTTGTCCTTGGAGGATTTGAACGTAGTCCCCATATAGGTGGCTCTCGGTTCAAACCGTTCGATGGCTTCCTTGATGGCGGCGCAGAGCATAGGCTGCGCCACGTTTTCCGGGCGGTCAAGAATATCCGAGATGTCGATGCCAAACTCCCGGTAGCCCGGCACGGTGCCTTTCGGCGTGGATAGGATGACGGCGATGTTCTGCAGAACGCTGGCCACGGTATCCTGCTCGCCGAGGGAAATGGCGGTCAGGTCATTTGCCGACACCAGATAATTGCTCATAAAATCGCCTCACTCTCTCGGATATTCCAGTAAAGTGACGCTCGCAGTAATCCATGTCGGAACGCCGAAAGCGTCTGTGTACTTGGTCTTGAATTTCACGGATTTGATGACCCACCGATAGCTGCCGAAGACTTCGTTGCCAAGGACAAACGGCAGCGTCGTGTGATTATCGACATACCCCTTCAGGATCTCGCGCTGCTTGCTTGGAGCCACGCCAAGGTACGCCGAAAGTTCAATGTCGAACGTGATGGTGTCGGCATCTGTGCCCGTAAACTCGGCCAGAGCCTTGCCTCCGGCTCGCTGGTGGGTGGTGTATCTGGCAGACACGCTCTGCGCCATGTCCTTGATGGTTTTGACGTAACCATCGAACACGGCAAAGATAATGTCTCCGAGGCATCCAACAATCACGGATAAATCCCTCCCAACACGAAGCCGTCAGCGTTGAAGCACGGCAGGTACAGACAGATCACGATGTCATCAATGGCGGGCACCCACCACACCACATGGGATTTGTGCTGGTGGTTGGTGGAGTTGTCCGCGCCCGTGACCTTTTCCTCCTCATCCCAAATCTGGCGGGTGCCGTTCTGGGTGTTGAGGATTTTCAGTTGATACGGAGACGGGTGCGTAAACTGGTGGTCATGCTGCCCAGCCTCCTCGGTGTACACAATGGCCTTGTAGTGCTGCATCACAGGCAGCCAGCCGGAAGTAATCCCGGTGTCCTCGAACTTCACGCGCACAAGGCGTTTTTCCTTGTTCACATCGGTAACTTTTCCGATGCGAACATCGACGTTCATGTTCATCAGTAACCTCCCAGCGTATGGCGGCCAATGACTTGCGTGGTGTACCCACCAGAGCCAGATACTGTGTGCTTAGACTGCTTCACGATGTACTTCCCGGACCACGGACCGAAGCCCTCCGCATTGAACGTCAGGCCAGCCACCTTGCCGGGGTCGCCCGGAAAGGTGAAGCTCATTTGGCGTTCAAATTTGTTGTAGAGCCGGAGTTTCTTTGCAGCCAGTTCTTTGGCTTCGGCCTTGCTGGTGACCGCTGCCATGACTTCCAGCTGTTGGTTGGTCTTGCTTTTAGCATCGTAGTCCTTAACGTAGGCAATGCCCTCGATAGCCTTGCCATCAGGCCCAACGTAAGATACCCGGCATGACGCATACTGTGTTCCAGCCCGACCGAGCGAATGACCATACTTGATATAGCTTTTGTCGTCCAGCACGGTAGTCCACGCAGCGTCCTTGCCCTCGTACTCCTGCTGGTCAAAGATGACGATTTTGCCATCGGTGCATTTCAGCGACAGCCCTGCATCATGGCAAAGCTGCTGCAAGAAGTCGATGTCAGAGCAGCGGTACTGCTCGACACGTTTATACTCCGGGTCTTTCTTCGCAAGGAACTGGGACTTCATACCGTTCTTCTGCGCCATTTCGTTGGCAATGCCGGAGAGCTTGTACTTTTCCCAACCCTTGCTCTGCTTTGTCTGCCGAATCTGGCTCGTGTACGGTAAGCCCACGGCCTTGATGGTGATGACGCTGGGCGGCCCGGTGGCCACCACGCCGTCAAACTCAAACACGCCGCAGTCGAGGGCTTCGTCCTTGCCATCGGAGTGCCAGTTGCAGGCGGTAATGGTAGCTCGGATTTTCAGACTTCCTTCTCCGCTGCCAGAGGATGAACCAGAAGAACTGCTGCCAGATTTGCCGGAGATCTCGCTGGCATCCACCCAGCCGTAGACACGGGATGTTCCATCGGTGTGGATGACATGGTATGGATGCAGCGCGCCCTCTTTGATGATGGTGATCTTGGCCGGGCCAGCCTTGGGATTTCCATTTGCCTTTTTGTCCGTGGATGCCTTATAGTGCGGACCGCCAAGGAACTGCACCACATCGCCGACCTTATAGCCGTCGGAAGATGCAGCCGATACATCGCCGTCTATCATCTGCTGGAGCCAGCTCTCCATCCAGATACCATCACGATCTTGCAGTTTGATTTGCAAGTCGTCGGAGGCATCCTCCTCGTTGTCGATGAACGACAGCGAGAGCAGGTATGGCATGATGCTGCTGGTAATATCCACACCGTCAAACTCCACCGTACACTCGGCATGGCGGGCAGTATTTTCATCGCTCATGTGACCACCTTCTTCCACGGCGGCAGGGTCGAACTGGTCTTGGTTTCGATTTCCGGGAGCGTCAAAACGATTCCGGCAGGAAACTCAAAATAGTTCAGATACTGCGAGTTCGCAGCCATCAGGCGGGGCGCAAGGGCGCAGCTGCCGAGCTGCGTGTATGCCACGCTGTCCCAGCGGTCGCCCTGCACGGTGGTGTAGGTTTTGCTCATGCGTAACCCCTCCTGAAATTATCAGTGTCGTTGTCGCTCACGATTTCCAGCACAGCTTCCCGGAGGTCGTCATTCTGGGCGTTCAGGACGCTTCGCAGTTCATCCGTATCTCGCATACCGTAGATGTGGTAAACAGGCGCAACGGTGATGGGAGCCGCGCTGCTGGCGTTTGAGCCACCAGATGCAGAGCCGCCGGGCAGCTGCACTTCCGCAACGGAGCGGGTTTCGCCGCCGTTGAAGTAGACCGAATTGCCGCCAGTGACAGTTTCTACATATCGGTTGTACTCCTCACGGATGGCATCCCGGACAGCGGACAGGTCAATCGCATTTGTGCTGGTGATCTGTTCCAGCTGCCGCGCCTCGTTGAACGCTGCGCGGGTCTCCGGCGCGGTCAGCACGGTTTCGCCGCCGTTGAAGTAGACCAGCTCCGGGCCGTTCTCGCCAACGATGGCAAAGCCCGGCGCAGCGGATTCCGTGCCGACTGCATAGCCGGGGATGTTTCCGTTCTTCTGGTCGATGTTGTAACGCTTATTCGCCCCGGCCAGCGCATCAGAGGCAGCGTTCGCCACCTTTTCGTATGCCTCCTTGACACGAGGCATCATGCCCTCTGCGCCATCGATAAAGCCCTGAACGGTTGACTGTGCGCTCTTCATGGCCTCGTCGTTCAAGTCCATGTCGGCCACACTGTCGGCTACGTTCTGCGCGATCTCGTCCATGGCATTGCTCATGCCGGTTTCGAGGTCGGCCATGCTCTCGCCGGTGGTTTTCTGCGCCTCCTGCAAGGAACGGTAGTTCTCGACCATCTTTGCGAGGTCGGAATCCGACGCAGCTGCCATGCCGGCGATGGCGTTTACAGAATCCTTGCTGCCATCGGCGAAGCTGGCGATAACGTCGCTCAAACCGTCAATATCGGCAGCACGTTCAGTCAGGTTTTCGAGGTTCTGGTTGTAGTTGTCCCAGTAGGTGATCTGGCTTTCCAGCGCGGAGTTGATGCTGGATGCAGAGGTGGCGACGACCTTCTCAGCGGTATCCCACAGGTCGTACTGCTTGCTGATGCTGTCATAGGCCGCATTGTAAGCGTCCGTGTATGCCGAAACGAGTTCCTGAATCTCCGCCTCGGCACTGTTGATAACATCGGTGACGGCCTGCTCCTGTGCAGCCACATCGTTTGCGCTGTTGGCGGCATCCTGCTGCGCTGCGTTCAGGGAATCGACTGCATCCTTGGCTTCCTGATACTCGGCCTCAGCTGCATCGATGGCTTCCTGATCCTGCTCTACGGCATCGGTGTAGTTTTCGACTTCACGCCGGGCAGTGGCGAGGTCTTCCGAGTAGCCCATGTACTCGGTGCGCAGCTGCTGCACATCCTCGCTCATGGTGCGCCACGGAAGATCCTGAACAGTACCATAGGTCTGCTTAAACTGCTCGTCCGTCATGCCGAGGGTGGCAAGCAGCTTATCATAAGCAGTGGACATCCCAGCATTGGACTTTTCGACCTTGGCCTGTGCGGTAGCAAGCTTGGTCTCGTTTTCCGCGCTTTCGACCAGCACATTGTTGTACTGCTCGTATAAGCCATTCAGGTATTCCTGTCGGGCTTGCGCCTTTGCATCGGCCACATAAGCGTCTGTATGCTGGCGCAGGGCTTCAGTGCCGCCCTTGATGGAATCCGTTTCAAGGTCAATGTCGTCAGCCAGACTGGGCACCAGAGCGGACAGGCGAGCAAGGGTATCGTGATACTCGGCGTTCCCGGCCGTGTTGCCGTTTGTGGCGGCTTCGATGGCCTCCAACTTGCTGATGTACTGGTCTGCAACACTGGCGGTAGCTTCCATGTTGGAGAGTGTGGCATCGTAGTTGTTGCCGGCTTCCTCCATGCTGTCGCCCATCTCTCGCGCCGCGCTGGTCAATTCCTTAACAGACGGAACGGCATCGTCAGACGATGTGGCGAGTGCGGTAACGAGAGTGACCGTTCCGGCAATTGCTACAGATGCAAGCGTCAGCGGTCCAGCAAGGCCAGCCAGCGAGCCGGTGAACAACGTTGCCGCTGCATGAGCCAGCTTGATGCCGGCAGAAACAGCGGTCAGCGTTCCAATCAGGCCGCCCAGCGTGACCGTTCCGGCGGCAATGCCCTTGACCACGCCGGGGTTTTCCTCGACAAAGCCCTGCATCCAGCCCAGAACCTGTGCGCAAACATCGTACAGGCCGGACATGGTGGGAGTCAAATCCTCGCCGATGGCGATTTTCAGGCCGTCAGCGGCAGACTGCATCAGAACCAGCCTGCCGTTCATGTTGTCGAGCATGGTGCCCGCCATCTTGTCGGCAGACCCGGCGCAGTTGTTCAGGGCTGCGGTGTAGTCTGAGAACGACTGCCCGCCCTCGGCGGCGGCCTCGCTGCATCCGGCCATGATGGTTTGCAGCTTGGAATACTGGTTTGTGCCAGCGATGGTCTTGGCAAGGTTGGCTTGCTCTTGGTCGGTCAGGTCGCCCCAGACCCCGGCAATCCCGGTAAGGATGCTGGACAGGGACTGCATATTGCCCTGTGCATCGTAGATGTTCACGCCATAGTTCGCCAGTTCGTCACCGCACTTTTTCGTGTTGGTGGCAAGGCGGGTGAAGATGGCGTTCAGGGCTGTGCCAGCCTCGCCGCCCTTAACACCGGCATTGGCCATGGTAGCCAGAACTGCGGTTGTCTCCTCGACAGAGTAGCCAAGGGAGGTGGCGGTAGACGCACACGCCTTGTATGCCTCGCCCAGCTGGATCACGTCCGTGTTGGAGTGAGCCATAGCGTAGGCCATCACATCGACAAAGTGAGTGGTGTCAGAGGCTTTCAGACCAAAGGCGGTCAGATAGTCGGTGACAATATCCGATGCCTGCGCCAGGTCCATGCCGGCGGCAGCAGCCAAATTCAGCACCGGGCTGATGCCCTCCAGCATAGACTGGGTGTTCCAGCCGGCCAGAGCCATGTAAGACAGAGCGTCCGCAGATTCACCGGCGGTGAACTTGGTGGTTGCACCCATCTCCTTGGCCTTGTCGGACAGAGATTCCAGTTCATCGCCGGATGCGCCGGACAGGGCTTCGACGTTGCTCATGGATGCTTCAAAATCACCTGCGGTGTTGATGCAGTCCATGTATGCGTCTTTGATTTCGCCGAGGGCTTTTGCGATGCCAGCCGTGGCAAGCACAGATTCAACGGCATCGAGGGCTTCGACAGATTTCTCGCCGAAGCCCTTTGCGCCCTCTCCGGCCTCGTCCATGGTCTTTTTGAGGTCAACCTGCTGGTCTTTCAGCTTATCGACCTCGGTTTCCAGCCGAGTGGTTTCTGCTGTCAGCTGCGTGGTGTCCACGCCAGCTTCCCGCAGGGTGTTCCCGGTGGCAGCCAGACGCTGCTCATAGGTGTGCAGGGAGGTCGTGGTCTTGTCGATCTGCGCCTGCTTGGAAATCAGCTTGTTTTCCAGCGCAGAGGAATAGCCCTCGGTCTCCTGAATCTCTTTCTGGATGTTATCGTACTGCTGCTGCAAGACGGCCAGCCGCTGCTTGGTGGAGTCAACGGCCTGCTGCTGCTTTTGGTACGCGGTTATGTCGGACTGTACCTTGTTCAGCTGCTGGATTCTGTTCTGTGTTTCCACAAGAGCCGACTGTGCAGCCTTGAAGGTGCTGGAGAAGTTGCTGTTCTGTTTGGCGGACAGGTTGAACAGCAACTCCCATTCTTTTCGAGCCACTACTTCGCCTTTCTCGCCTTTTCGCGCTCGGCAACAACGGCATTGTTGGTATCAATCCATTGCCGCAGTTGATACAGAGGCATTGCAAGCCAGTATGGTGCAGGGGTGTTGTTGCCCTGCGCCATCAGAAGGGCTTGCCGCCGCAGCCACTCTCCACCATCATCAGTTACACATCCGACAGCATCAAAAAATTTCTTGCTTTGGTGCGGATGGTGTTGTAGTCCCGAATGCTCATTGCGCCGATAACGTCAACGCCGATGGGCTGCGTACACGCCCGGCAAGCCATCCGAATCAGATAGCCCGCGCTCATGCTCGGCACGATAACCGGCTGGCGCAGAGCGGACATTTCAGCCTCGATTGCAAGCGAATCGTTGCCGGTCAGCTTGCCGAAGTCAAACGTCAGGGTGTCGTACTTCTTGCCCTCATACTCAAACGGCTGAATGAGCTTGTGGACGTACACATAAGGGTCGGTGGCAGGTTTGTTCGCAGCGGCGATGGCTGCATCGTACTCCTTATCGCTGATGGTGGTGTTCATAGCGGCTGCTCCTTTCGCAGTTAAAAAATAGGCCGGAGCCGCAAAATGCAGCCCCGGCATAACGATCGGCTCTGATTACTTGCCCAGTGCCTTGCGGACAGCTGCCAGATAATCCGTGCCGTTGATGTAGCAAATGAAGTTCAGCGGATCCAGTTCACGCACCTTCTTGCCATCGAGATAAGTTGCCCAGTAGCGGACAGCGTACTCGCCGGAGCCGTTGGCGGGAGTCGCCGGAGCGATAGTGCCGCCCTTGGTGGACTTCGGAATAACGACAAGAACGTGCTTTTCAGAACGAGCATCAATAGTGCCATTGATGGGATCCTCATACTGAACAGGAACACGCAGATCAATCTGGTGGCGGCGAATCTCGGACAGCTTGATGGACTGTGCCGTAGTGGTGCGAAATTCCAGACCAAGGGTCATTGCTTCGAGATGACCCAAAATAACGGCATCAATGTTGCCGCCGATGCCGGCGCCGGAGATAGACTGCGTCAGAAAAGTCACATCAGGCAGTGTAGCTTTTGCCATTCCCGCATACTCAATGCTGTCTTCGTAGACAGCAAAATTGATAATGCTCTGATCGATTGCCATAGTAGTACCTCCTCTTTAGGACTGGAGTGCGCTGGTCACATAGTCAGCGTCATACTCCAGCACGAAGTCAATTTCCTGCGCCGGAGAGGGCGGGGTCATGTAGACGTGCAGCTTGATTTTACCCGCCATCAGGCTGGTCAGAGGGTTCTCGCTTTCCAGCATCTCCACGCGGGCACCCAGCAGGTAGCCTGCGCCAACCAGACCATTCAGCCAAACGTTTGCGCTGTCCAAAATGGTGTCAATCAGGCGGCGGTTCATCGGCTTGTCCAGCTTAGACCAGAAAGTCTTGATGAGCGTGTTGGAAACGTAGTCGAACATCCGGCTGAGGGGGATGAAGTAGTCCTTCACATCGGTGGACTTAGGGTAGCATGCAGTGTGGTTGCCCCACGCAGTCCATCCGCCCATGAAGTTCAGGAACGTGCAGATGCCAGCGGCATCGACCACGTTTGCCTGATTGTAGGTCAGGTTGATAGCTGCGCCGTCATCGTCGCACAGGCCGTCGATGTGGACGGTCTTGTTGGAAGGGCTCTCGTAAGGGATACCGCCATTTTTGGTGTCGGTCTCCGCGAGACAGCCCGCCATGACGGTGGAGCCATGGAACTTCAGATTACCCAGAGTGCCGTTAGGCCAGCACAGGATGGTCTTTTCGGTGAAGGTGCCGCTGTTTTTTGCCTGAACCGCAGCAGTGTAGGTTTTTGCAGAAATATCCACCAGAGCCTTGCCAGTGAACATGCCGTTGATAGAGCCAGCTTTCGCATCGATTGCAGCGGAAACGGTAGCATCCTTGGAGAAGCCGGGTGCCATAATCAGGTCGGGTACGATGCCGAACATCGTCAGACAAGCCTCAACCTGCTCAACGGCAGCTGCCACGGCTGCTGCTTCCGCGTCTTCTGCGAGGGGCAGGAAAATGACAGGCTGGCAAGCGCACAGTTTAAAGTGATAGTGCATCACTTCGCAAACGGTGTACTTTGCCCAGTCATCATCGTAACCCAACTGTTCCTCCGCCTCGGTGTAGCTGGTGCAGAGCACCGGGGTGCCAACAGTTGCAGCGGTGCCAGTTGCCTTGGACAGCGGTGCGGTACCGATGACAAAGGGAATGCCGCAGGTTGCGGCGTTCGGGGTCGCCACGGCGGTGTCGGCGCGGCTGACGTTAATACCATGATCTGCCATAGTATGTAATCCTCCTTACTTGGATTTGGCGAGCATCCGGGCATACGCAAGGATGGCCTCGCCGCGTGCTTTTGCCTTTTCAGGCGTGGTGTGCAGCTCGTCCATGTCGATGATGAAGTCGGCCACGCCGGGATATTTCTCGGTGGCGATTTTCACATCGTCACGATTCACTGCCTCCGCAGCAGCGCAGGGGTAAATCGTGTTTTTCTGGATATAGCCCAGAATGGACGGGCCAACGTAAATGGAAACGCCGAGCCTGCGCAGAGCAAGCCCGGCGTTCACGGTGGTTTCGGCGGGCTGTTCCGCCGCGGTCTTTTTTACCGCCATAATTTAATATCCTCCGTTTGCTGCACGGTCGGCAGCTTCCAGTGGGTAATCATCTCTCCGGCGTAATACGGTTTGGTTTCCTCATCGTAAGGAACGCTTTCCAGCTTATGACCGGGAGACAGGACGAGCGTAAACTGGTACCGGTGCTTTCCATCAGTGCCAGTACCGCCTACCTTGCGGACTTTGAGCAATTCCACGCGAAACCGCTCCATCATGTTCAGGAGAGCAAGGTCGCCCTCCTGTTCATCCGGGTTGTAGCAGCAAAAGATAGAGCGCACAGAAACCACCGTGCGCTCCTCGCTGCCGGGCTGCTGCTCCGTTTCCAGCGGAATGACCCGATGGATGATGTACGGAGCTTTCTTCTTGGCTGAACGGCTGTCGGGCAGCCGCATCAGGTAGACTTCCGGGGCACGGTAGGCCTGTTCTGTATCGCCCTGCTGCATAGCCACCGGGAGAATCATGTCGGCCATGATTTTCTCTGTAAACGCTTTCAGCTGCTCAAGCAAAACAACACTGGTCATATCAGACACCCCATCCGTTCAAAATTCGCGTGATTTCATGCTCAATGCGCTCCTCGTAAGTGGATGCCATTTTCTCCTCGATGGAGTCCATAACATTCTCGTTGGAGTACATCATCTGCGGGGTGGCAGGGCCAAACAGTTCCTTGACCGGGAACCGTTTTTCTCCTTGCCGCTCATAGATGCCATAGTGAGAGCCCATCTTTGCCTCGAAAGCGTGGTCCAGCGCCTGTCTTGCGCCGGACTTCTTCACGCGAGTTACCACGCGGCCGCTGCGATCCACCTTGGTATCGAAAACTCTAAGGGGGATGACGCTGCCACGGTAGCCGAAGTTGATAGAAACCTCGCCATTGCTGCCTCGCTGGATGTTGTTGATATTCTTTGTGCGGTTGGAAAATTCGCTGCTGCTGATGGCATACTCCTGCGTGACTGCCCGTTTCGCCACCGTTTTTCCGGCGGCAGCGGCGCGAGCCAGCGCAGATCCTACAGCACGATTGGCACCTCCGGGAATTCCGGCGAGGAGGGCAGACACCCGGTCAAATCCTTCCTCTGCAATGTCAACGGTGATGCCAGCAGCTATGCTGTGCATCATGGTGTCCGTTGTCACATCACTCATTCGTCAATCGCCTCCAGTTCCACCCGCAGCATCCCCATCTCGCAGACAGAGGATGCCACATAGTAGTTTCGGACGAATCCATCCTCGTCAATGCCCAGCTTGCAATCCTTCTCAGGCTGCTTTCCGCCGAGGGCCGCAATATCGCAGTGCAGCACCCGGCTGACCCGGTACAGACCCTGCGCATGGTCGCTGATGGCCTGGCGTACACGTTCCTTTTCAGAGAGGCCTGTCAGAACCAGAGGAACGTCAGGGTATTCCTCTCCATCATAGTAGACCGTGTGCGTTTCGGCGAACTCATCCAGATTCAGAAAGACGCTGTTCAGGTCTTCCTGCACAGCGTTTTTAAAGGCACTCACGCCGTGGGCATCGCAGCTGCCAGTTCGGGACCATCGGTGCACTCGTCACCGGGCACAACGTCCTCGGCGCAGATAGCCTGAATGAGTGCGTCCTTTGTCTTGAGCTGCTTGGTGTCGATGCCCATATCTGCGGCCAGTTTTTTCAGGTTGGCAACAGTCATGTCGTGCAGCTGGTCGGGGTCGAGGTGTGCCGTCTCAGAGCCGTTCTGCGAGGCTTCGACTGCGGGGGTGTCGTTACCTTCCGCAGTTGCCGGAACGTCAGCAGGGGCGGTTTCCGGGGCAGTGGGCGCAGAAAATGCGCATTTCGCCACACCCAGCCCGATAAGGCGAGCTGCTTCGGCATCGCTGACCTCGCACTGTTCACCACGCATGACGGTGTGAATGCCCGTCTTGGTGCGGCAGCCATAACCGCCGCAAAGAATCTCAACAAGCATCGGTATACTCCTTTCTGGCCGGACTTAGCCGACCACGTTTTTGACGCGGATCCACGGGCAGTAGTTGTGGGGTGCAGCCAGCGGGCGGGCCTTGAGAATGGTCTTGCGCAGGTCGTTCTCCTGATTGAGGCTGAACTTCGGAACACGGCGACTTGCGATGGTGGTATGCTTGGTATCACCGTAGTTGATCTGGGTGATGGCACCATACATCAGGTGGCCGCAGCCGGGAGCGGTGACCAAGGCATCGGTCTTGGGGAACTGAGGCCGCACCTTGCCCTCATCGTCAACATAGGTCTCGTCAACGGAGATCAGGTTCAGCTTGTGCCCCTTGAAGTTCAGGGTGCCACCATAGACCACACCATGATACGGGCTGAGCTGCTCCTCAATCTGGCCCACAATGATGCCAGAGTTCTTGTCCAGCAGGCGCTGCACCTTTTCGAGGTCCAGAACGGCATTGTAGGTATCGGCACCCAGCAGCAGGTCTGCGGAAGCCAGACCACGGCTGGACAGCATATCACACATGGCAGCAACATCCTCAAAGAATTTGCCGCCTTCCTCGTTCCACTTTGCAGCAGGGACATAGATATGGTCGTTCTCGTGGCCGGGGTTGTAGAACTTCACAACCTTCGTATCGCCCTTGGTCTGGTTGTCGATCATTTCCTGCATGGTGCAGCCGTTATCCAGCATAGTCTGGGCACACATCCACTCCTCACGGCGAACGATGCGGGCATCCATATCTGCCAGGTCTTTCTGGGTCAGCTTGGCCGCACGCTGCGCCGGGGTGCTGTTGGCATAGATAGCCTCACCGAAGCCACGCTTCGTCAGGTCGTCGGTGGACAGCTCACGGCTCATGCCGATGAATGCAGGTTCAAGCTCATGGATCTCGTAGCCCATGCGCTCCATCGGAATTGCGCCGACACGAGGCGCAACAAAGGCTGCCATCTTCTGGTCGCCGTCCATGTACTCGGTCAGAACCTTGTTGGACGCAAAGATGTCCTCGTCGCTGGTCGGGAAATAGCGGTCACGGAAGAAAGTCTTCTTGGGGACGACCCTCTTATAGACGGCCATCAGGGTGTAGGTATCGAAAAAATTCAGTTCAGCAGGCATGATATATCCTCCTTACAGTGCCGGTGCAGCGGCCTTGAAAAAGATGCCGCCCTCGCGCAGGGCATCCTTGTCAGCCTCGGTCATGGTGTAGCTGTCGGCCACAATGCACTTGTTGGTGTTGAAGCAGCCCGTCAGGTACACAGGGACGGTCACATCATCGGACGTGCCGACCTCAACGTCATCACACAGGATGCAGTTGGCAGTCAGCACCTCGTCGCCAGTGGCCGCGGTGCCCAGCACCACCAGTTTGCCATCGCCGGAAGTGCCGCTGGACTTTGCCAGAATGGTGCCACGCTTGATGGTGGCAGCCTCGGCCAGCTTACGGATGGTGCCGCCGCTGACCACCAGCTTAGGATAGATGTCGGCAATCAGGCCGTCATAATCCATGCTGCCCAGTCTTTTGTTCAGCTCAGTCATTGTAGTGTTCCTCCTTACTTTTTCTCGTCCCCGTCAAGCAGCGCAGCGACGGCAGCATCAGCCGCAGCCATGCGTTCAGCCGGGGTCTTGGGTGCATTGCCCGTTGCATCGGGCAGGGACTCCGGGTCGCCGGTTGCGGATGCGCCCGGCACGGCCTCCACGCCCTGGGCACCGGATGCCTGATTGTCGTCCGCCAGATTCTTCAGGAACTCGTGGCCCTGCGCAGCTGCGGCCTTGGCAGCGCGGAAAGCCAGCTCGCGGGCATCGCAAGCGGTCTTGCCGTACTTGGCCTCCTGAACCATAGTCGGGTCGAACAGGTTGGCCACCTCGTCAATTTCAGACAGGCGGGTGCGCTCGTTCTGGGATGCCTGTTCAGAAGCGCTCTGCTCAAGCTGGCGGCACAGCTCCGGGTTTTCCTTGCGAAGCTCCTCGATGGTAGTTGCCATAGTGGTATGTCCTCCTTCGTTGGACTGGGCGGCGGGTGCCGCCGGTGTATTTGCAGTAGCGGTCGCAGGTGCAGCCGCTTTAGCCATAGGAATATTGCCGGGCAGTTTTGTGCCCGGTCTCAGGTGCAGGGCGTGGCCCTTGGCGTAGATGGTCTGCCGGTCGGCACTTGCGGAGATCTCCACCGGCTCGGCATCATCCAGCAGCTCATTTGCAAAGCCCTTTTCCACGGCCTCTTTGCCGGTCATGTAGGTGGTATCGGACATCATGTGCAAAAGCACGGTCTCGGAGAGGCCGGTCTTCCGCTTATAGATGGAAACCTGACTCTTATCCCATGCGTCGTTGGCATCTGCGGCTTTGCGCAGTTCATCGGCGTTGTAGTTGCCCCAGATGAGCGACCAGCACTTGTGAATCATCACGAGGCTGGATGGGTTGGCCTTGACGGTGTCGCAGGCACACATAATAAGGCTGCCGCCGGACATGGCCACGCCGTCCACAATACAGGTCAGTTTCGTGCCCTTGGCGGCCAGCTCACGCAGCCTGTTGTGAATCAGGATGGAAACGCCAGCATCGCCGCCCACGCTGTCCATGCGGATGGTGATCTCCGAACAATGCTCGACCTGCTGCAAGTCGGACAGGAACTCGCTCTCAATGATGTACTGACCCGGAATCGGCTCACCCGTCCACCAATCCGTGGGCTGCGTGTCCACGATCTGGCCGTACATGGTGATGTCAGCGCTCTGGCCGTCAGTGCTGGCCATTACATAGCAGGGCCGCTGGATGCTCACCATCGGGGTGCTACTCGGTGCTTTCGGCATTTTCTTTACCTCCCTGTGTAGTGACACTTTCTGTGGTTTCGATTACGCCCTCGCTGCCCGCAGCTTTGAGCTGCTCATTTTCGTGGGCCAGCTCTGCGACATTGTCCTCCCAGTCGCCGCCGCCCAGCTCGCGCGTGACCTGCTCATGGGTGCGGAAGCCGTGATGGGTCTGGAGCACGGCGGCCTCGACCTCTTTCTTCGGGTCAAGGGTGCCCTGCACAGGCCCAATCCACCGTGCGCCGCACCATGCAGCACGCACCAGAGGGTCATCAAAAAAGCCCGGGGCGATTACTCGTCCACGGGCCACAGCCTCAGAAAGCCAAATTTCATATACAGGCTGGCAGAAGCTGCCTACCAGCCATGCACGCCGCATCTTGATACCTTCCCATGCCTCCAAAAGAGAGGCACGGCTGGCCGAGTAGCTGGCGTTGAACTCTTTCAGTAACAGCTCATACGGCATTTCTATGGCACCACCCATGAGTTTGCACAGCGTTTTGACGAACGTATCAAACCCTGCGGTGGGAATATTGGGGTTTCCGAACTTGATGTCCTCGCCCTTGCCGAGGTGCGCAACCGTACCCGGCCCCATCTCATACTCGTTCGGGCTGTGGCTGGCGTTGTCAGCCTTTGGGTTGTCCACAGGAACACCGCCGAGATCTCCGCTGCCGGTTTCGTCAAACGGGATAGCGTTCTTCGGGGTATCGGTGACAATCCATGCCGTGAAGAAGCTCTGCACCAGAGCTGCCAGCAGTTCCGACTCCGTATATCTGCGAAGCTGGAGCAGCGGTTCGATAATGGGTGCAATGAGCGGGACACCACGGTACTGGTCCGGACGTTCGGACTCCATAATGTGCAGGATCTGGGGCAGCCCAGTTGTCGCACCGACCGACTCCACTCGCTGCCATTTGGTGATGTCATTCCGCCACTCATGCGGATATGTGTTGCGGACGTGGTAGGCCACGATCATGCCGCTGCTGTCCACTTCCACACCATCATAGATTTTGTTCCCGGTGTTGGGGTTTGTGCCCTCGGTATAGCCCAGGCCATCCAGCATACCGCCGAGCTTATCCGGGGTGGACACACGGTCAGCCTCCACCAGATGCAGCCGCAGCCCGTAGGGGTGCAGCTTGTCCGGGTCACGAATTTTCACCACGGCGAACACATCACCGCTCATAAGCCAGCTTTTCAGGGCCAACTGCTGCAAGCCGTAGAAATCGTTCAGCCCCATGGCATCACAACTGCGGCGGTTTTCGGCCCAAAGCCGGAACTCTGCCTCGGTTTTACTCTGCCACTCTTTGGCTTTTTCCGGGGATAGCCCCAGTACGTTTCGGTCAACGGTCGCTTTCAAGGTCAGCCCGGTGCCAACGATCTTCGTTCGATTCGTGTTGATGGCACTGGTCGCAACAGGTGCGCTCATGTAGAGCATTCTGCTCCGCTGCCGCAGAATATCTGCGTTGTCGTGAATATCGCTGCTCGGAGAGCTGCTGTTGGGGAAGAAAGCCCGCAGCGCACGCCGTTTGTAGGATGCGCCCGCCTCGCTGTAGCCGCTGGCCTGCGGTGCAGCGGTGACGCGGTATCTGACACTCAAGAGTAATCGCCTCCGTAATTTTCAAACTAAGCGGGCTGGCTGGGGGAAGGAGTAAAAAGCAGCCAGCCCGCGGCAAAGGCCCTTTCGGGCCGTCACCCTAAAGGATCACCAATCGCGCGGGATAACGGAGAATGCCTTGCGGGCACTCTGGCCGTTCAGCAGCGCGGTCAGTTCATCGACCTTTTCCTCGGCATCTTTGATCTCATCGCTGAGCTTGCCGAGGTCAAGACGTGTGAGTTCCCGGTCGTCCAGACGGTAGCTTTTCACGCCACCGGAAAGCAGCTTGTTGTAGGCCACATACAGGTTATCAAGCCGCTTCGTGTGGAACTCCAGCCGCTTTTTGATGGTCACGGTATCCATAACTCACACCTCACCAGTCGTCTAAAAAGTTCTCCCGCCTCCGGCCGGGGGACGGCTGGGGACGGGAGACGGGTTGTTGAATATTTATCACCGGGGCTGCCAGTGCCTCTGGTGCCTTGCCGCGCAGCCTTTTCAGCGCCCGGTCGATGGCATCAAGGTCTTTCGGCAGCACCTTGTAGGCCGCTATGGCATAGTTTCGGCAGTCAAGAGGTTCGTTTCGCTCATGGCCGGAGATTTTATCCCATTGCCACGGGTTGCGGTGGCCCTCTTTGTATATCAAATGCTCTGACAAGAGGCCGTTGAAGTAGCCGAGGCCGTAATCGTCCCGGCGTGGGAAGTGGCAGTACCGAGGGCCCGGCCCCTGCACTTTCAAATCGTCCATGATGATTTGCTTGCCAGCGTCAACGCCCAACTGGTACTGCCAGCACATCCCGATGTAGCGGTTCTGCACCGTGATTTTCACCTGCTTTGGCGGGCCTGTGAACGGCCGGTCGGAGCCGGGAAAGCCCTTGATGCAGAAAACCTTTTTGCCGATGCGGTCATGGCAGCGCTGGCGCACCTCTTGGGTGAAATGGCCGCCCTCGTCTACAAATTTGATGGAAACGGGCAGTTCCACGCCATCGGCGAATTTCAGGCGACGGTCGAATACCAGTTCATCAAGCTGCTGCCAGACCTCGTCACTGTCCGGGCGGCCCATGATGATGCCTTTTTCGATGCCCCATGTTTCCCCGAAGTGGCCGAAGCCCACGATCTCGTACTCCATGCGGTCATCCTGCGTGTCAACGCCAGCAGTCAGCACCAGAACACCCTCCGGCAGTTCTGCGGGATATTCCTCCCTGCGGCCCAGCATGGTATCCTCGTCCTGCACATCGCCACGGTCTTCCCACAGCAGCCCAAGGCGGGTGTTGTAGACAACCTGCATCTTCTTGGTATCGCCCAAGGCGTTCAGGTATTTCAGCACGGTGTCTTTCCATGCCGCCCATTGGCTGACGAAGCTGTTCAGCCAGAAGCTGCGGATGCCGTTCTCATAGGCTGCCGGATTTTCAGCCTGCCAGTGAGCGGGTGCCCGCTTCATGGTCACCTCGTCCGAAATGCAGCCGCACTCCGGGCAGAGATACCACACGTCCTTGACCTTGTAGGTTTTCTCGCCGTGGGTCTCGATGGTGTCGTAATCGTACCGAATATCTTCCCAGCGCAGTTCGTGGAAGCCCTTGCAGTGCGGGCACTGAGATACCCAGCGTTCCATCGTGCCCTTTACGTAGGACTTGGCGATGGCACTGTGCCCCTTGATGGTCGGGGTGCTGACTTCCACAGCCTTTGCATTATAAAACGTGGTCTGTCTGGCCATCGCCAGTTCCCAAGGGTCGCCCTCAGTGCCGGCACTCGTAGCCCAGCGGTCACGTTCATCCCCCAGCACATAGCGGATGGGTTTCGATGCCAGAGCGTGCGCCTCGGTGGAGCCGCACATGGTCAGGATGCCGCCGGGGTAAGACTTCTGCAGAATGGTGTTGCCGCTGTCTCGGCTCTTGCTCTCTGCCACCTTTGCCCGCAGGGTAGGACAGTCTCGTATCATGGGAGCGATACGCAGCTTACTGTACTCCTTGGCATCAGTCTGAACCGGATGGATAAAAAGGATAGATCCGGGGTCAACGTCAATCGTTCTGCCGATGACGTTGTTCTCGAACTCCGATTTGCCGACCTGCGAGGACGCAACGACAACGATGTGATGGACGCGAGGGTCAGAGTATGCGTCCATGATTTCCACCAGATAGGGCGTTCGGTCGTTGCGCCAGCGGCCTTGTTCAGCAGATGCTTCCGGGGACAGGACGCGGTTTTGTGCTGCCCACTCGCTGACCGTCACGTTGGGCGGCGGGCGAATAGCTGCCACCAGCTTCGCCACCAGAGCATTCAGGCGGTCTACTGCGGCGTTGTCACTCATCCTCGTCACCGCCCAGTTTATCAGTCCACGACCGGCGTTCCCGGACGCGAGCCTCATACTTGGCCGGGTCATAGCGGAACAGAGCGATTTCCTCCGCAATCCGATTGACCTCGCCGCGCATATACTCTGCGACCTCAGCAGGGTCAGACAGAGCAGCGGCATTGATGGCCACCCGGCTGGGCAACGCCATCAGCGCGCCCCGGATGGTGTAGATAAGTTCGGCGGTCATGGCTGCCACATCCTCGCTGCGGTGCATCTGCCCGGACAATTCCTTGGCTTCTGCCTGTGCGATTTTGGCCTTGCTGGTCTTGAGCGTTGCCTCAGCCTTGGCCTTGACCCGCTCAATCTTCTTGGCTTCCTCCGCTTCTTCCTTGGTCAGTCCGCCACGGGAGATGCTGCCGATGTAGGCTTGCACGGCATCAGACAAGACGAACTTGCCCCGGCTGACGGTGGTAAGCACACCATCCTGTGTCAGCTGCTGCACTCTGCGGCCTGTGATTCCCAGTATCAGAGCCAGTTCGGTGGTGGTCACGTTTCTGTCAGCAAGTCTTTCTTTTGTAGGCATCCAGAAACCACCTCCTTTTCTGGTAAAACTATCTGGAAAATTCCTTGAAATTCGTTATACAAAGCGTAACGAAATGGCTGATTTTTCCCTTACTAACTAGCACGATTTCGGGGTCAACGAGCCCGCTCATGGTAGGGTACCCCCGTCACAGTACCTTTTCAGCACTGAACGGCTGCTCCTGCCCGCTGTCGGGCGGGTGGAGCGCAGCTTCAACCATTGCAGGGTCATACACGAAGGTGAACTCCATGTCCTGCACAGGTACAGGCTTATTAACGTAGATGTCTACGACAGGCATTGTGATACGCTCCTCTCTCAGATGCTGCGGATGACCTTGGCCTTGGAGTATGTCGGATGGTCTTTGGTCATCATGTTCAGGAACTCGTCTTTGGTGAAGCCGGACAGACGGAAGATCTCTTCGGGCTTCATGCCCAGCTGCTTGCCGATCTCGTCCACGGTCTTGCCCTCGTCCATGAGCTTCTTCACGATGGCTTTCATAGGGTCGAGCAGGTGTGTGCCGCGGGCTCGGTTGTGTGTGATGGTGCCGTATACGTCTGCACTCTCGTCACCGTGATGGTCTACGACTACGACAGGCACCTTGCCGCCCAGCAGGGACAGCAGCGGTTCACGGCCTGATACTGTCCAGCGGTGGAAGCCGTCAATGATGGTTCCGTCCGGGCGTACCACGATGGGCAGTGTCCAGCCGTTGGTCAGGATGGACTGCACCAACAGCTTCAGGTTCTCCTCACTGACCTTGTTGGGGTTGTAGTCGTTGGCGTGGATGGTGTTGCGGTCTACCCACTGGAGGGATGCCAGCGGTGCGAATACGTCAATGTTTTCCATGGTTCTGCTCCTCCTTGATGCGGGCGTTGTGGTCGTTGTAGATGGTGGTCCAGAGGATGCGCAGGATACGCATCTTGGGATCTCCGTACAGCAGCCCCTCATACATGGTCTTGTAGTGCTTCTGTTCAGCGATACCATAGGTCTTTATGAACAGGCCTCGCCAGTGGTCGATGTGGGATAAGGTGTCCTTGGCGATGGTGTAACGCTCCGGGTGGAGGAACAGCAGGTCTTTGCAGAGGGCTTTGTAGTCCTTTTTCTCGGATTCTTCTTCCAGTTCGCCACGCTTGCGGGTGGTACGCCGGAACATTTCAGAATCCCAGTAGAGCAAAACGAGGTAGGCATTGGGCTCTCGACGCTGGATGCGCTCCCACAGGTCGTTGTCCGTTTCAGCTATCCAGCGGAGGCCTTGTGTGCCGCAGTCACCGAAGAATGCGCACAGCCGGAGGGCGTTCTTTCGGACACCCGCCTCATAGAGCCTCATATAGATTTCAGGGAATTCAAGGTTTCGCTCTTTGATGTAGAGCCAGACATCGGAATCCGACCAGTCATAAATGGGATAGAACTTGCCGCCGCGGGTGATGCGCTCCATCTTGGTGTTGGCGATGCACTTTAAGCGGGTTAGGCTCTCTGCGGTGCGCAGGCCGACAAGCTGGATGCCGTCGGAGAACGCCTTGGAGCAGAATGTCTGATAGTTCATCTCCCCGGCATAGTGGAGATACGGGCTGTACATGATGGCAAAATCAGGCGGTTTCCGCATCCACACATCCTCTTTGCCCGGTTCCCACGTTATCCACGATTCGGAACTGGAAAGATGGTCGATTACAGACACCTGTTTGAACGGCAAGCAAAACCATAAGAATTTTGCGCCGACCGACAGGAAGTTGCGCCGCCAGCGGTGTGCTGCATCGACCATGGAGGGATAGAGCCCTTCCTCGTCAATGAACGTCACCGTCAGCTGCTTGGGGTCGAGTTCGCCGGAGAGAATCATCTCATACACGAGGTTGGCCATGCACAGGCTGTCCTTGCCGGAGGAAAACGACAGATAGATTTTGCAGCCGTTTGCGAACACATTGCGGATACGGATTTTCGCCGCCTGCAGCACGTTCATGCTGCTTTCCACTACTTTCACAGGCATATCAGTTCACCACACTTCGGGCAACGGATGCACCTGCGCTGCTCCACGCCGCTGTCCGCCTCTGGAGCAGCTGTTTGCGGTTCAGAAGGTGTAGACACCTCCAGCACTGTGGAGGGCTGCTGCGGGGCAGCGGAGACGGTAGGAGCAGGCTGCTGGGCGGGAGCCACCGGGTAGGTCGGTGTTTCGGCATACGGAACGTGTTCCTCTGCCTTATGGCGATTGATGGGCGCAATCTCGTTTTCCGGGAAATCGCCGTAGGAGCCAATCGCTTCATCGGCCTCATCCGTGGTACTGTTCAGCATTTCCAGCAGGTCAGCATCCCAGCCCGGAACGTCCACATCGCCGTCCAGTTCTTTGACCAGTTCTTCGATGGCATCCACATCGGTAAAGCCCAGTTCATAGACCTTGTTGTCGGCCATCATCAGCTTTTTCTTCTGCACATCGGTCAGCCCGACCATCACATAACAGTCGCAGGTTTCCCGACCCATGCGGAGCAGGGCTTCGTACAGACCGTTGCCGGCAATGATTTCGCCATCCTCGGCAACGACCAGTGGCTTCACCTGTCCGAACATTTCAATGCTGCGGATGTACTCGGTGATTTGCTTGTCGGAGTGCCGGCGGATGTTGTGGGCAGGCTTATGCAGCTCTGCCAGTTTCTTTACCGTGATGTTCATCGTGCATCCTCCTTTCGGTCAGAAACGAGGTGCAGCACAACCGAGGCCAGCAGCACAGCAATGATGATGTAGAGCCGGATCTCGCTCATCAGCGTCCAGATGCCCATGACACCCAGCGGAATCACGATCTGCCACGAGCACACGGTGATAACATCCAGAATGAAGCCCATGGTATCGCCGAACACCAGATACTCCGAATAGAGATAGGTAGACAGAGAGGACAGGGCAATGATGGTGATAAGGATAGCCTTCATGGTGTTCAGCAACGGGCTGAAATTGACCCATGTAAGCAGCGCAGCCAGCACCATATAGACGCCGAACATCACGCCAGCAAGGACAAAGGACATTTTCATGTTTCCGCGCCGGGTGCCATCGCTGTTCTTGTCGTTGTAGGAGAACAGGGAGTAGTAATACGGATAGGTGAACGGACCGGGCAGCAGCAGAAAGCCCTTGTAGAGCCCTGTCTGGATGCCGGCAGCGTTCAGGCCGGGGTCGATGTTGACGAAATTGCCGCGAGTGTAGACCAGAGCAGCAACGACAACAACGGCCAGCAGGCCATAAACCACCACCCACGAAAACCCATCCGACAGCACGTTGCGAATCATGCCGTCTTTGAGCAGCAACAGCAGAAAGACGATGCAGGTGCCGTACACAATAAGCGTGCCTCCGGTGGTTCCGATGGGTGTGTCGCCGAAGATCTCATAGATGCCGGACATCTGCGTCCACGTCTGGAACACGGTCAGGAAGCCGATGAAGTAAAACATCACCTTGCTCTGCATCAGCCGCCGGACTGTCGGGATATATTCCGCGAACAAACCGAACAGGATGCAGGCCAGCGAATTGAACACCGCCCAGATGATAGCCGCCGCTGCGCCGTTGTTGATGGCCAGCGTGCGGAAGTTCATCAGACTGCCCACTCCTGCCCACGATGCAACAATGGAGCAGGCGTAGAAAATAGTGGGGTTTGCCTTGAATTTTGCCTTGATTTTCTGATACATGGAAAAATCTCCTTCTTTGCGGCCGGGCACGGCGAAATGTCCAGCTTGCAGCACCTCGGCTTTTCGGGGGTGCTGCGGTAATGCCACACGCAAAGGAGAGCAGCGTGCGGCTCGGAATCCTCCTTTCAGGTATAAAAATAGCGGCACCCGCCATTTCTGGCAGGCACCGCTTGGCTTGATTCGGATTTTGCATCCTAATCATATCACCGGGAGCATCCGTTGTCATCTGAATCCATATCAAAGCGTTGCTGGTCGTTGCTGCTCGTTGATTTTCGTTCTTCTTCGTTGCTGTTTGTTCTTGTTTATTGTACGGCATTACACGCCGTGTGAAACCGTCCTACACCGTCCATCACCGTGTGAAACAATCTGCATTGATTTTTGATATTTTCAGTTTGAATTTAACTTTTGGCGGCCAAAATGTAAAACTCATTTCTATATTTGGCCGTATTTTATGAAAATTTTAGGTTGAGTTTGAGTTTTCGGGCAAAAATAAAAAGCCCCGCAAATGCAGGGCTTATCGGTCAATGTGATTCGAGGTAGTTGTAGGCCATCCGGCTGACCCCGGCTTCCGTGTAGCACTTTCCGAGTGCTCCAGCGACTTCTGCCCACGAGTAGCAGCGGACAAACCGCAGCCGGAAGATCAGATAAAGCCGGGCATCCATGATGCTCTTGCAGTACGCCTCGACCTTGGGCTTTTCTTCCGCTGCCTGTTCCTCCAACCAGCGGACACGCTCATCCATGTCAGCCAGTTCCACAGCCAGATCTGCCACCTTGTCCCGAACACCGGGCGTATGCGGCATACCCGTCAGCTGTGGGGAGGCAGGATTGATTTTCTGCCGAAGATTCTCCAAGGCCTCACGGTCTTTTTCGAGGGTCATCTGAATGTCATAATACTTGGACAATTCCTGTAATGTCACAGCCTACCTCCGTCATAATTCAGCTGCCGTTTTGCAACGGTGCTTCTGTTATTTTATCACATTTTGCCGTTGGAAGATAGACAGGAAACCCAGAAATTATGTGGTCCGCTCCAATTTTGCACAATCCCGGCACCTTGTAGGTCTGGCCGTGCGAATCGATGCGCCAGATGGGCGGGTCGAGAGGAATGTAATGCGCACAAGACATACAGTTCATTCGTCCGCCCTCTCGATTTTCGGGTACGGTTCCCGGCCCAGAGGGACAGGCCCATGAGAGCGATATGTGGTGCCGGGCGCCTCTTTTTTATCCTCTGGTGCATCAAGCCACTGCTGGTGCTCGATGGCGTGGACGAGGTCAATGCACGTTCCCCATGAATCATGCTGCCGTCCACGGTAGCCACGCGGCGGGAAAGCCATTTTGTAGGCGGCATCAAACAAATTCTTGATGTTGCTACACCGCTTTTGAAGAGCGGTATCGTAAGTGTACTTTCCAGTGAGAGCTTTGACGCGGGGTATGCCGTCATACGCCAGATCTTCAGCCAAATCATCGAACTGCCCCATGCGTAGCCTCATATACTCGTCTACGGCCAGTCCGATAACGCGCAGCTGCTCTTCCGAAACCTCAATGCGATACTTCATCTTTTGCCTCCTTAATCGCATATATCTTGGCTCCAAACCGCTTTTCCTCGCATTTCTTGACACTTCCATCCCATTCAAGTTCGGGTGCGTGAATAGGTGCGGCTCTGAATACCAAATCCAAGATGGGGACATCGTAACTAAGCGGTTCTTTCGCGCCAAGTACAGGAAGTAAAACAACGAAGTAGCCTCGTTCAATGGCGCATCTGCACACCAAGGCAATAAATGCGTTGGTATCCGCTTCACAATATCGCAGCTTTCCTCCAACCCGCTGAATAAATTCGTTCATGGTCATGAAACGCTTGTTCTTTTCGGACGAATCAAATCGCTCGATAAGTTCACTTGTGATTTTCTCGGCCATGTCCATGTACTCGCGTTCCTCCATCCATGGCAGCTTAAGAAGAATATTGACATTTTCATTTACCATATTTTTCACCTCTGCGAATGCACCTAAAATACGCTGTCTGCTGAATAAACTCCGCATCCTCTGCGATTGACCGCACAGATGAATTATCGGATTTAATCTCAAAGGAATTTAGAATAAACTGTTTCAAGGCGCACAAACTATAATCCCCAATCGACTTGCCAAAAAATGCGGTGAGAATATCAATAATGGTTTCCTCGTGCCGCGCAAAACTGCACGCGTAGACCTTATGCTCAGGAGCAAAATAAACCCAATATGTAAAGCGCGCTTTATCATGGTTCACTTTTATATCAAGGCAAGCCTCATCCGTTTTTAGAAAATGAACTGCCCGGTCTGTTATCAGATTCAGTTCGCTTTCCCCAACAGTGCAGCCGTTCGGAAACAGGTCTTCCATGAACCGTTGAAAATGTTGATCTCCTGCATCCCCGTCAAACACATCATGCCAAGTAGAGCCGTAATCTTCCAGCAGCTTTTCTTTTCGCTCAAAAAGAATGGTACAGGCCAGCTTGACAAAGTTTGCAGGGGATTCAACCTTGAAATGTAGCCGTTCAGCTGTCATGCTGCACCTCCAGTTCAGGCTTTCGCTCCACCTCAATCACAACCACCGGGGTGTTTGAGGTGATAGTGAATTGATAGACTCCCGGTTTCACTTCATTCGCAGACACATTTATCATGTCAGGGCTTATGCCATTCGCATTGCAGATGCTTTCTTTCAGCCGCTCCTCGCAGTTTTTTACCATCTCATTTGTCTTCGGAGCTATGGTAAAATATTGACTTAAAAATTGAAGATGAATTTTATCCAGAATCTGCTGTGCCGAATCGCCAACTTTATCCATAGTACCGTTCCTCCACATAGCACCAGCTTTGGGGCGGACGACGGAGCCCAAGGCCGTCCAGTCCATAGCAAAATGCGCAGTGTACATCTTTCTTCTTGCCAATTGCGCATTTCTTGCACCACAGTTCGTTTTCCTCGACAGCACGATGAAAGCACATGATGTCTTTCGGCTGATTATAAATTTTCAAGTCGGAAATATGCCAGCCATATAAATTATGGAGTTCAGTCTGTGGTACCGCTGGGTTGTCCCACCCGGCATACTTTTTCACCTCACCGTAGGTAAGGCAGCACCCCGATACTTCATTTCGGATGCTGAATGGGCCCGGTGGTGTAATAGTCGAAATGCGGTCACATATAAACTCGCCAATGACCATTCTAGTTTTGTCACGAACGCTATCCGGCAGGTGCTTATCACACTTTATGAATTCAGGCTTTCCGTGGTGGATTTCGCCGCCCATCGTTTCTTCTCCATCCCTGAAAATGGTGATAAGATGCTGTGGGGCTTTCGTGCAGTAGATGTACACCTTGAACGGCGTTTCCAATTTTGGGCGGGTCTTACGTACCTCAATGGTTTTTTTGCCTCGCACAATGAGGTCGCACCATTCCGGCCTGATACTGATAAGAACGGCCTTGCTCATTTTACCACCTCCGGCGGCTCCGGCAGCGGAGCCCAGAACTTCACAGCACCATAGGGCGTATCTGCCGCTGGGCGGCCATCCTCGATGTACCATTTGCCGTTTTCAATCCAGCCCTTCATGGTGTTCCGGCTCTCGCAGCAGACCCACACAAGTTCGCTCATGATGCAGCAGTGCTTTTCTCCCGCGTTCTCCCAACTTTCATCGTGGACAAGCGGTGGGGTTTTGGCATCGTGCCACGACACGCGGCGAACAAAGTCAACGACCATCTGGCTGGCTTCCCGGAGGGTCTTCGCTGCGGCCTCCTTGCCCTTGAAGCCATTGCAATACTCGACCTCGGCCAGAGCGTCCATGTCGGTTTCCGGGTCGATAAAGCGCAGTGCTTCTTCCAGTGTCATTTTGAACACCCCCTTTTCAGACAGATCCAAGGATAACCGTTTCTGCGCGGGCTATGTGTGTAGACCATCGTTGCGCTGCGGCAGAAGTGGTACTCTGCACATCCCGCACAAAAATCCTTGCGGTTCTCGTAAAGCGTTTTGACTTCATAGTCTGGCGGGGCATCAGGGCTGACTCTCTTGGAGTACATAAGCATACTGTCCCAGTAGAACCTGACCTCGTCGGCCTCTTCCTGCCGGCTGATCTGCCCGGAAACATTGATTGCGACAAGCGCGATGGACAGCAGCACCGCGATGCCGATGCCGACCGGAATCACAATTGCCCAGTTCATTCTGTGTACCTCCGTGTGTCCTTGTTCCAGTGCAGCGTGATGGGATTGCCGCACTTGCA